ACACAAAGGCGTCCAAACATGAATTCAATCTTACAAAACCAGAATCAACTTGCTCCAGGTTTCACCAAGAGAGGGTTGAGAAAGTATGACTGTGAGCTGTTTGGGGTCAACTTGCCAACATTTTCTGTGAGGAAAAGTGGGGCTGGGGTTAGCATTGACTTGTCACTCGACACCTTGAATCCAAACTCAACCATAGGGTCAACTCTGCAGCAGGATGTGACTGTGGAGGCAAATGAAATCCTAAATTTCGTTCATGATTTCACTTTTGGGCACCTTGCAGGAGTGACTGATGAGCCATTTGCGAGAAAGTTTCCAATAATGAATGATGGATTTGACCACATGACGCCTGATCTGATTGTGGAGACCCCAGCAGGGGGGATTTTTGTGGTTGAGTTCACTACCAATCGAGGGAGCTCAGCTCAGGCAGAGACAGCAGCTATGGCAAAGTTTGGGAAATATGAACTTGCCTGTGAGATAAGATCAGGGCAGAGGCCAGTATGTCTGAGTGTTATAAGTGCACACAGGAGAGGAGTCGTTAGTAACTTGGACTTGGAAGAGGACGAAGTGGATGAGATTGTGTTCAGGTATAGAGTGGCTATTGCCATATTTGATGAGATGAAATTAGTCTTGCCAGGTCTTGATACTGGGGATGAAGAAATAACGAAGGTGGAAAATGAAGTTAAGGGGATAGTGGCATCAATCAACATTGACTGGGGAGAGACTGAGAGGGCATTCCCACACTTTAAAGAGAGGACATTTGCAGCTTTCAGAAACTCAGTAATAGATGACAACTACATCTCAAGGATAATATCAAACTCATTGACAGAATGCCAAGATGAGATGAGAGAGTCTGCATTTCTGGATCCAGAATTGTCAATGGAAGAGAGGCTGAAGAAAAATACTGAAGAGGCAGCTAGGATGGTGGAAAAGGCTAGAAGTGGGTTTTATAAAGAAGGAAGAATGAGAGATGTGCATGACTCAAAGGCCACAATACAAATACCGGGATGGGTGACTTATGAAGGAGATGAAGGGAAGGGGCTAGAACCCCTTCAGGGCTTGGAAGTGATTGGAGATCACCCAATAATAAGGATATGGCAGAAAGTCTGTCTTGCTGCAGACTCAGAGAGTATTGACAGGATGTTTGATGATATTGAGGGGGAGCTTGAGTTTGCAATGAGTGGTGAAGCAGACTACAACAACAGAAAGCCAGATAGATCAGATGAGAGAAACAGGTACCACAGAGTGAGGATAGAGATGGATCATGAGGAAACTGAGTATGCAGCCGTGTTTGGAGTCTGTGGCAAAAGCTACAAGGACAATAATATGGTGAAAGAAGCTAGAACAAGATCAAAGCTAGGCTTCAGCCCAGATCATAATATTAGTGACCTTGAGAAGTTTCTTTACACAAAGGACAACAGTATTTTTGACAGTGAAATAGGACTATACAATCCTCTAATGGAAGATGTGGAACTAAGAAGAGCTGCACAGAAGATTCATCAGCCCTCACTTATATTGAGTGAAGGAGGAAATGAGATGTTGAATGCACACTCGAATTATATGACTAGCAAGCTTGGGTCCTGGACACAAATGGTCTCTCTCATAGGAGCCGAGCTGTCCGCATCAGTAAAGCAACATGTGAAGCCAAAATACTTTGTTATTAAAAGGCTGCTAGGATCAGGAATTTTTCTGCTAATAAAACCAACATCCTCAAAGAGTCACATTTTTGTTTCATTTGCTGTGAAGAAGGAGAATGTGTGTGATGTTCTGCATAATACAGGAGTGTTTAAACAGTACTATGAGGCGGGAGATCTCTGGGTAACGGACTTCGTGTCCTACAGACTGAGCAAGCTTACAAACTTATGCAAGTGCAATGCACTGATGGAATGCTCGGCAGCATTCTGGACAGAGTGTTTCGGGGGCTATCCCTGGGAAATGAGTAACTTCTTAAGCGGCAAAGAGATGCAGAATTTAGAGGCTGCATTCATGACTAAAATGTCACTGCTGACTCTGATGGAGGACAAAGCCACTACAGAGGAAATGCAGACAATAATGAGATATATTGTAATGGAAGGATTTGTATCACAGCCTGAACTACCAAAACCACAAAAAATAACAAGCAAGTTCCCAAAAGTTTTAAGAACTGAAATGCAAGTATTTATGCTGAGGAGATTAGAAATGTCAATAATGGAGATTGCTGGCAAGCCATTTAGACTACAGAAAAAGGATGGATCAATTTCTTGGGGAGGTTTGTTCAACCCTCTTTCAGGTAGAGCTCTAAGAGAGCTGCAGCCACTAATTAGTGCCTGCTACAATGGGTACTTTAAAAACAAGGAAGAAGAAACTGAGCCATCTGCTCTATCAAAAATGTACAAGAAGATTATAGAGCTGGAGTCTGCTAAGCCGGAGACTGATGATTTCCTAGGATTAGGTGATCCAGAGTCACCCAAGATGCATGAATTTAGTAGGAGTTATCTGAAGAAGTGCTGTGAGCATGGGTTAAATTTGTTGAGGAAGCAGTATGGCCACAACATTGTAGATCAGATAGATAACCAGATTTTGAGAGAGGTGAGCTCACTAACACTTGAGAGGTTAGCAACATTAAAAGCAACAAGTAAATTCAACGAGGACTGGTATGTGTATAAGGATGTTGAGGATAAGAACTATACTAGAGACAAGCTACTGGTAAGAATGTCTGAGTTTGCAGCTGAGGGGAAAACACTTGCCATTGAGAAGTTTGAAGATTGCATGTCCACAATAGAATCAAGAGGAGCAATGCACATTTGCCTGTTCAAGAAACAACAACATGGAGGATTAAGAGAGATATATGTGTTAGGAGCAGAGGAGAGAATAGTGCAGAGTTTGGTTGAATTAATAGCAAAAACTATTGGCAAATTCTTCGCCTCCGACACCTTGTGCAATCCCCCAAACAAGATGAAAATTCCAGAAAGTCATGGAACCAGGGCCAGGAAGCACTGTGGTGGACCTATATGGACCACAGCAACCTCTGATGATGCCCGGAAGTGGAACCAAGGGCACTTTACATTAAAATTTGCTCTAATGCTATGTGAATTTACAAAACCGAGGTGGTGGCCCATCATTATAAGAGGTTGTTCTATGTTTACTAAGAAGAGGATGATGATGAATATGAGGTACTTGTCAATTCTACATGGGCATAGAGAGCTAGATGTAGATGATGATTTTGTGATGGAATTGTTTTCTGCATACCACGGAGATGCCGATGTGCCTTGGATGTCCGAGGGTAGGACATATCTGGAAACAACAACAGGAATGATGCAGGGAATCCTGCATTTTACTTCATCACTACTGCACACGTTACACCAAGAGCTAATAAGATCCATCAGCTTCAAAATATTCAACATGAAGGTTCATCCTGAAATGAGCAGCAGGATTGTGTGTGACATGATGCAGGGATCTGATGACAGCAGTATGTTGATAAGCTTCCCAGCAGATGATGAGTCAACATTAGTGAGATGCAAGGTTGCTGCTGCAATCTGTTTCAGGATGAAAAAGAAACTTGGGTACTATCTGGCCATCTATCCTTCAGAGAAGTCGACATCAAATACAGATTATGCTATGGAGTATAACTCAGAATTCTTCTTCCACACTAGGCATGTAAGACCAACTGTTAGGTGGATTGCAGCATGCTGCAGTCTTCCAGAGGTTGAGACGTTGGTTGCTAGGCAGGAGGAGGCATCCAATTTAATGACATCAGTCCCAGAAGGGGGTGGATCTTTTGCGCTAGCTGCTATTGTGCAGCAGGCCCAATGCACCTTGCATTATATGCTAATGGGAATGGGAATCTCTGGTCTGTTCCCTGTATTTGCGCAGCAGATTCTTAGGTGGATGGATCCAGGACTTGGTTTCTTTCTTCTGGACAATCCATTCTGTGCTGGTCTGGGGGGCTTCAGATTCAATCTCTACAAAGCAATAATGAACACTGAGCTCAAGGTTATATACACTTACTTTATGAAAAACATCAGAGACAGGGAAACAGAGGACTGGGATGAGGCAGTGGCACAGATACCAGAGACCTGTAGTGTTAGTCCAGGAGGTGCAATAGTAATGAGTTCCTCACTGAAGTGGGGGTCAAAACAGAAATTTGAGAAGCTGAGAGCTAGGTTGAGCATTCCTGATGACTGGATTGAGAGAATAAACGAGGCTCCAGATGTGCTGTATAGGGCTCCAAGAACAGGGGATGAGATAATATTAAGGATAGCTGAAAAGGTACATAGTCCAGGAGTGGTGTCATCACTGTCATCAGGAAATGCTGTATGTAAGGTCATGGCATCGGCCGTTTACTTCTTGTCAGCTGCAATATTTCAGGACTCAGGAAAGCAAGAAGGGAAAGTATTACCAGGTGAGAAATACAGCTTGCTAAGGAAAATGGCAGTGTATGAAGGATTCAGGACTGTTGATAGAATGCATCCTGATGACTTAATATTCTTGTTCCCAAATGTGGAAGAGCTTGAGGGACTTGACGCAATTGTAGGGAACAAAGGGAAAATAGAGGTGATCAAGAGAGTGGGTCTAAGGGAGGCCACACAGACCAGAGTTGTTGTATTTGACCATATGCAAACATCAAGAGCATCTGCAGAGAAGCTTGTGTCTGATAAGTGGTTCGGAACTCAAAAGAGTAAAATAGGAAGAGCCATGCTAGAAACAGAGTGGAACAGACTAAAGGGGACAATACGGTGGTTGGAGGACACTCCAGGTGAAACACTGCAGAAAACTCCACTACAAAACCACATACAAGTGAGAAACTTCTTTGCAAGGCTAGAAGGCAAGAGCAGGACGGTTAGAGTGACTGGGGCCCCAGTGAAGAAAAGATCTGGAATAAGTAAACTGTCATTAGTAATAAGAGATAATTTTTGCAGGAATGGATACTTAAAAGGAATTGAAGATGTTAGTGGGAGCAGCAGAGCTGTGACTGCAGAAGCATTGAAGCATACTTTATTCTGCATATTGCAGGGGCCCTATCCTGAAGAATACAAGCTGCAGTATATACAAAGGGCTCTAACATCATTTGGGCAGATAGATATCCGACAGGGAGATGGGAAAACAAAAAGCAACTTGTTAGCAATAATGCAGAAATTTATGAATGATGAAGAGGATCTACCAAGAGTCATTGAGGAGGTGGGAGCTGGAATTATAGGCGGATTTGTCAAGGTCCAAAAGGTGGAGAAGAAGAAGGGAGTTATTAGTTACTATGGGGATGGGTCATGGAGAGGAACAATGGATGGTGTTCAGATCCAAATAGACATCTTCAATAAGAAAGGGGAGCTACCTCAGATAACAGCTGTTACGATGAAAGACCCGCAGAGTCCCTGGGACCTAGGACCAAGCATACGATCATGGGCAGAAGATATTGGGGCAGGTAATTCGTTGGACTTTTCAACAAAAGCTGCCTCAGGAGCTAGATACTGGATATCTGGATTTAAGGTTTATGGCCCAAGCCATCCATATGGAGCACCTGTATATATCATATCGAACAGTATGACCAGATTAGTGAACTTAACAACAAAAGACATCAAGATGAAAATTAGAAACCATACAGTTAACTTATACACAAAGGGGGGTTTCAGAGGGGGGGACATGCACATAACATCATACACTGCAGGTGACTCAGATTTGAGTCCTGAGAGCTTGAGGGCATTATCTATACCAGAAAGAGAGGGGGCACTAGGAGGATTCACAAAAGAACCAAGCAAAAGCTGGGTCTTGTGCAGACCACTACCAGAACACTTGGTGGAGGCAGTCCTCGAGGTAGCTTCAGGGGAGAGGGCTGTGTCCAGTATAGACTCACTGAAGCTGTCAGGAATTGTACAGAAATGCACAGAAGCATCAATCAGGCAGAAAGTTGGAGCCCTGTTCACATTAGTGCCCTCTCTGGAAGAAAGTGAACCAAAGGCCAATATTGATGATATTATTGACATACTCATAGAAGACATAAGAGAGGACACATTTGAGGGCATAGCTAAAGAGATGGGAGAGAGTATGGGTGACTCACTATCATCCCCAGAATTTGATAATAGTGATGTGAATTTGTTTGGCCCTGCACACTTTAAAGAGGTAAGTGGGCTTGCGATGATTTCTCACCCTTTAATGGATGAATTTGTTGAACACATTGTGGAGAGAATGGGCAGAAGCAATGTGAGAGTTCTATTAGAGAACAACACATGCACTTCAACAAACTTAGCACTAGGCAAGCTATTGTACAAAGCATTAGGGAGAGACCCTAACTCAATAAAGGTGCAGAATCTGAGGCCAATAATCAGAACTGAGGTAACTGACGATATGCTAGGATAAGTTTAGGGGTACTTAAAGGGGTGAAAGTAGGGTTGGGGAGCCAGGGTGGTGGGGGTGATGGCAGCATGAGTGATGTAATTGGTTTATTACAGAATTTATGGACGGTCTTTGTGT